GAAGCAGAAAAGTTTCTTAAGGTTTCCAAGTTTGAGCAGCGACTAAAAGAGCGTTATGCCGCTCCAGCGAAAACAGAGCCCGTGGCTGGGCAAGCACAAGAGGAAGCGCAAGCTTCTGAAAAAGAGCCATCCAAAACATTAACAAATGCCCAGGTGCAGAGAGCACCAGGGGATAAGCCCGCGAAGCTTAGTCGCCAGCAGTCTATCGACGTGTTGGTCAATAAGTACGGGTCTAGTCTGTTTCGCTCGGAGTAAGATGAACTTGCTCCGATAAGGAGTGAGTTATGCCAACTTCATTAAATCTCGACAACGTCACCCAGGCGCTCAAGGAGCATTACAAGCCCTTGACCGTCAAAAACATGGTCTACAAGGACAACCCACTGCTCGCTCTCATGCCTAAGTATGAGCGGTTTGGCGGTGAGAACATGCCTGTTCCAGTTCAGTTCGGAATTGCCAACCGGCGTTCCGCTGATTTTGCAACCGGTCAAGCTTTGAACACCGCAACTGAGCTTGCTCGATTTGTTCTTACCCGTACACGGGATTACTCTTTCGCGAGTATTACCGGTGAGACCATCAAGGCTACCGAGGGCGCAGCGGATGCGTTCTTGAAGTATGCAACTCTTGAAATCGACGGCGCTATCCAGTCGCTTACTCGATCTCTTGCCACAGGTCTTTACGGAAATGGTTCCGGTCAAATCGGCACACTCGGCACGATTAACAACCACAACAACTCAGGCACTAACCCAGTTGTTTCTCGAATCATTACCCTAAAAAACATTGAAGAGATCACCAATTTCGAAGTTGGTATGGACCTTCGATTCGCCAACAACACCTCATCTGCGTTGCTTAGTGATCAGTTCCTGGTGACAAGCATCGATCGTGACACGGGCACTCTTACTGGTACCCTTACAAACTCATCGCAAAGCCTTAACACTGGCGATGATGAAGTAATCTTCCAGGCAGGTGACTACACCTCAGCGGGTGCACGAAGCAAAATCTCTGGACTTGAAGCTTGGCTCCCCGGAACAGCTCCAACCGCTGGAGATAGTTTCTTTAGTCAAGACCGGAGTAAGGACGCCACCCGTTTGGCAGGTGTTCGCTTTAATGGCGCATCACAGCCGATTGAAGAAGCACTTATTGGCGCGGCAAGCCGTCTTGCTCGCGAGGGTGGTTCACCAAGTCATTGCTTTATGGATTATACGCAGTTCTCAAATCTTGAGAAGGCGCTCGGTTCTAAGGTGGTGTATGACAAAGTTAGCAGCGATGATGCCGACATCGGATTTCAGGCACTAACCATCATCGGGCCAAAAGGTCCTATTTCAATCGTTGCTGATCAAAACTGCACTCCAAATGTCGCGTACATGCTTCAAATGGACACCTGGACGCTTAACAGTCTTGGCGCTGCTCCACACATTCTTGACCTTGATGGCAACCGTATGCTTCGTGAAGCATCTGCGGACGCTTATGAAGTTCGAGTTGGATTCTATGGAAACGTGGGTTGCACCGCACCAGGATACAACTGCCGCGTCGCTCTAGCATAAGGAGAGTGAAAGATGGCTAACCGAACTTTTCAAAACGTACAGGCGGTGCATCGAGAAGTGAAAATTTTCTCATGTGCTGCGCTCTGCGGGTCAGGGACCACGGTAACCTTATTTCAAGGTGACCCTACTCCTGCATCAGGCACTACGCCAGGTGCGATTGGAGCAACAGCAAGCTTCAGCAGTGCTGTGCTTACAATTGACCTTACAGACAACTATAACGCTCTTTTGAGTGCGTTTGCACAAATCAAAGATCCTGCTGGCTCTGGCTCTGCTTCTCGATTGCTTTCTGTTTCAGAAACAGTTGCAAGCAATGGCCAGGTGGCTTTGACTTTTGACGCTGCACTTACCACAAGTGATGAGGTCTACGTAACATTGTTCCTTAAGAACACCAGCGTAGAGCGATAATCATGAAGGGCAAGGGCAAAGGTCTTGCAGTTATGATTCTGGAGAAAGCCAAAGGCAAAGATGCTGAAGGCTCTTCAGATGATGATTATGGCAAGGCAAAAGAAGATGCGGGAAGACGCATGGCTACAGCCATTAAGGAAGACGACGGTGCTGCATTCGTCGACGCACTTGATGACTATCTAGACATGCGTGCGTAAGGAGGGGGCATGGCGACGTTCACTGAAACTGAATTGAAGGATCGTGCGCGTCGCCGTGCTGACATGGTGAATAGCACCTTTGTGACGGATACAGAGATTAGGGATTACCTAAACTCAAGTATCTCTGAGCTTCATGATATGATGGTCAAAAGTTACGAGGACTATTTTGTCTCTGAGCAAACATATACCATCCCTCTTGCGACCGGGGGTGCAAGTTTGCCAGCAGACTTCTACAAGGCCTTGGGTGTTGATTATGAATCCGGCGGAATCACATCGACACTCAGGGCCTACTCCTTTACTGAGCGTAACGTCTACAATACGCCCTATGCTGTAATCGATCGCTTGGCGCAGCCAATGTATAAGATCGAGGGGACAAAGATTAAACTCATTCCTGAGAACTCGGCGTCTGGGACAATCACGTTGTTCTACGTGCCAGAGGCAACTCAGTTTGACGGATCAGGCGTGACGCAGATAACAAACGTTATTCCTGGATATGAGGAATACATCGTTGCTGCTACAGCGATTCGTATGCTCATGAAAGAAGAGTCAGATACATCTGCACTCGAGCTCGAGAAGCAACAACTTGGCAGACGCATTATCAGGGCGATTAGTCCTCGTGATGCTAGCGGATCTCACGCGATTCGCGATGTTCGCAAAGGTCGATATAGAGACGACTTTATTCTTCGATACTGAGGTGTGCCATGGCGACAAGATTTTCTCGGGTCTTTAGCACTACACCCGATCTGTCTTTTACCGAGGACAACACTCAGTCAATCGCTGACTTCGTAGAAAATTGCCCTCTCATAGAGGGTGTTTTGCTGACCGACGTTGCACTTAATAGTTCTCAAGATAACCTAGTTGGACACTCACTGGGTCGAGCCTACAGCGGATATATTGTTGTGGATAACAACGCCAATAGTGTCATTCACACATCAACGACGCCAAACAACAAAAAGTCATCACAGCTTATTCTTAAAGCATCAGCAGCGACGACTGTTTCACTGTGGGTATTTTAATGCCGTTAAAGAAGACAAATGTATCATTCCCATTCTCTGGCGGGTTAGACGAAAAGATATCAGAGAAGATTGCTCCTCCTGGTACTCTTGAAATTGCAGAGAATTGTCAATTCGATAAAAACGGTGAGATTGTTAAGCGCAAAGGCTTTGAAAGCATGTGGGCGCAGACAAGTTGGAGCGGTCACACTGCCCTTGATCCGGGCATTCAGATTGCCGGTGGAGCAAATACAGAGTCTCATGGTAACGAGTTACTGATTGCAGACGGAGAACGTCTTTTTTCATTTTTTGATGGTTACGTAAAAGACAAGGGTAAGTATTTAAATTGCTCTTTTCACAACAAAGATATCATTCAAGATGAGGTAGAGAAAAACGGGCCTGTTCAACATACTCGTTTTGAGACGGACGCCGGTGATGAATACGACCTCTTTGTTTATACTTCAACGAGACCTGTAGGAAAATTAGCGAGCCAAGAGCCGAAGGTTAAGGCTTACTTTTCTATTTATTGTGTCGAAACGGGTGAACCGATTGTTAATCCAACGGAATTTGCCTCAGTAAGTAGACAGAGCCCCACCACCATTGACGCGACGAGTGTGACACCAGCTCCTCAGCTCATGTATAACGCTACACTTGATACAGCGTTTATTTTTTATGGGGACTACGTAAGTGGCGCGATTAGATACTTTTATCGAACTATTCGACTAGACTCGATATCTAACTTTGCTCTCTCGAATCGAACTGAAATCACAGCTCTTACTGATCCTGGCGGCACTGCTGCCCCAACTCCGGTGCAAAGTTTTTTCTGCATGGTGGCAGATCAGGAGTTTACCACCTCCGCAACCAACTTCATGTACATGGCGTACTATAAACAGGTCAGCGGAAAAGCCAATGATTCCGGTGATTTAATCTTATTGCGGCTTCAGGTAGGAGGAACTGCAACAACTCCAACGCTGACATTACAAACCATCAAAGACGTGACAGGTGGTGTTTATGGCGGCGGCGGGACAAACAACAGTCAAGTTAGTAATCTGCATCAAAAGTTCGGAACAAAAGTTAACCTATCTTTAAGATGCACAGAAAACACGTCGCGTCCACTCAGTCTTTTTTACTCAGTTCAAGATTCCTCGACCATTGGTAATTATCGAGTCAAGTGCTCTTCGTTCACCCAAGATTTATCGACTCAAACTGACATCGTCTACACTGGGGATTACTACGTTCTTTTAAACGCAACTGCAGTCGTATCAAAAAGAACATCGGGCGTAACAGGTGTTAATGAAATTGTGATAAATGCCGTTAAAGACCGCGGAAACGGCATGAGCGCTTTTAACTTAGCAAAAACGATGGCGACCTTTGACGCGACCTTTGACGTTCAGGGAACTGGTTTTACTGAGGGTGTCTATGATATGCCCACTAATCCCACCATAGGTATGACATCAGCAAAAGTATATATACCAGCGTCGGGCGGCACCACTCCTACTGATACATCTCAAATTACAATTCTCGACGGAGGGAATAATCTTCAATCAGGCTTAGGAGGCATATATACGATAGTCAGCCCTACGGGTGGAACAAATGCTATATATCGTTTTAGCAGCGTGGGGACATCATCCTCTGATCAGCCAAGGCAATCGAACAGTGTCATTTTGATGCACACTCATACAATGACATCCACTGGCTCTTTAACTACAGCTCCCTCCTTTAGAAACTGTTATCTGCTTTCAGACTTGTTTCATTATGAGTTCAACGAATTGGTTGGCAATCATCTTCTCAAGGACCCTTATTTTTTAATAAGCAATCCTGCCGGAGTAGGTCAAACAAGTTCAGGTACGACTGCTCTTGTGAGTTTTAGCAAAGAGTTGCTTGCGTTTGGTTTGCCTTCAGAAATGCCTCTGTCAGCGCACACTGAAATAGGCAGTATTGATTCCAACAAGTTTAGTCTGACTCAATCAACGCAGAGAGTTCAAGTAAAAGGCTCTAAGATATTTATAGGCTCGATGTTTCTACCGCAGATGTCGCTCAAACAGGGCTTGGTAATTCAAACGTTGTATATGATGATCAAATTTACAATGGAACACTGATTACCATCGACGCAGATCCTCCTCGGGCGTGCCCTATGCTTTCGCTAAAAGACAACTTGCTTTTAGGTGGCGGAGGCTTGTTTAGCTATGACTCAACAAGAATTGTAGAGTCCGACTTTTTGCATTCACCAGAGTTTATCGGTGTAAAGAAGTACGGCCTTACGGGGGGAGTATATTCCTCCAATGGTATCGCAGAAGGAGATTATTCTTACGCTGCGGTTTTCTCAGCGATAGATAACAAGGGCAACTTACATGAGTCTGCTCCTGTGTTTTCGGACAGTGTTCAAATTAGTGCGACCGAGGCAGGCGATGGTACCGGCATTCATGTGCGTTTAGCTGTTTGCAATCTTACAGCTCGAGATCGATACCGAGTAGATCTCTATAGGACTGATGCAGACGGACAAATTTACTATCAGATCGCCGGAGATATCGTTCGTTTCAATGAGCCCGGCAACAGGCAAACTTTATTTATATTTAATGACAATGGCACGGGCGGCGGTTCAATCACTGAAAGACCAGTGCTGTACACCACAGGTGGCATTGCTCAAAACTTCAACCCTGGCAGCACTACAGGGCTGACTCTTCACAAAGATAAAATTGTTGCGACATTGCCAAATGGGTTTGCAGCAGTATCAAAACCTACACTTGTAGGCGAGTCAGTATCTTTCCCTTTAGTGGGGCCGTTTGTTTTAAACCTTGGAAACGTGGTGAAGGAGATTACAGCAGCAGGATCCGCTAGAGATATGCTCATCATCTTCACCGAAGACGACGTATACGCTTACATGGGCGATGGTCCTAACGCGACAGGCGCGATTGGGTTTACTCAGCCTAAGCTTCTATCGTCAGGACAGGGCGCAATTCCTGGTAGCTTCGTCGTCAGTTCCTCGGCTGGTATGTATTATCTGTCGGAGCGCGGTCTTTATTCGATACTCTCCAATGGTCAGATTCAGTACATCAGTCCTCAGGTGGAGTCCAAACTTGCGCCTAAAGCTGTCGTTGGCATGGACTTGTTCGATGAAGAAAATGAGCTCAGGGTTGCCATAAGCACCGGCGACGTATTGGTATACAACTACTTATTTAAGCGATGGTCAGAATGGGACACCAATATCGGCATTCGATCTCAGACTAGATATCAGCCTGACTCGGGAAGTTCTGTTACGTCTCATGTCTTGGTAAATCAGTCTGGATCCCCAGCAAAGATGTCAGTGAACTCATTTGCCGATGTCGCTGTAACCGCAGCGTTTAGAGATGGAGGAGGTCCAATTATCATTACTCAAACCAGTGCGATTAGCTTGAAGATAAAAACAACACCTATTTCAGCCAATCAACTGCTAGGGGCTCAACGGGTTTATCGAGCAATGATTCTTGGTGATTTTGTTTCATCACATACAGCAACTCTGTTCGTGTATACGGACTATGAGGCAATACCCATCACGTTTGGAACCATTAGTGCTTCAAGTGACACGGATCCATATCTTTATCGAATTCACTTGGAACAGCAAAAATGTCGTGCCGTGCAGCTAGAGTTTAGCGATGGAGGAGGAAGTGGCGGCTCAGTGGTTCTGAGCGGCATAGCCTTTGAAATTGGTGCACGTCCAGATACATTTAAGTTGCCTGACACTCAAACCGTACAAGGACTCTAATCA